CGCAACGCGATTCTGATGATCGTAGGCCACCTCTACGAACGCCGCCTGGCGGCCGACAGCATGGCCAGCAACGAGGTGCCGTTTGGCGTCAAGGCTTTGCTTAACACCGCCAAGTGGGGATCGTACCGATGATCCGACCCGGCGAAATGCGTGAGCGTGTAACGGTGCAGCAGCCGGTACGCACCACAAACAGCGTTGGCGAGTCAACGCTCAGTTGGTCAGACGTGACGACCGTGTGGGCCAGCGTCAACGGCGTATCAGCAAAGGAGGCACTGGCTGACGGGCAGCAATCCGTAACGCTCACGCACCGGCTGCGATTTCGCTACATCTCTGGCCTAACGCAGCAGCACCGCTTTCTATGGCGTTCACGCGTGCTGCACATTGTCAGCCTGCTGGAATACGACAACCGCAGCGAACACGTTGCGGTGTGCGAGGAGGAATCGTAGTGGCGAGCTACCGCAAAGGAACAGAAGTCGAGATTCCGCAATACAAGGCGAATCTTGCGAGAACTGCAGAAGATTTACGGACGACAAAGGGTTGATCGCTCAAAAGATGGCCGTTGCTATGCGATTTGCCATAAAGCCGACCTACGAGGCATTTAAAAGGTACGTCTCTGGCATTCCACGGAAAACAGGCAACCTGCGGCGTGCCGTTGAAAACAACGCTGGCATCAAAGTCAAAGCGTACAAGCAGTCGGGCAACGCCGTCGGTTTGGTTGGGTATTTCAAGGACAAGAAAAACCCAAAGAAAAAGCCGGACAAGAAGGGCCGAGACATGGCCTACCACCAGCATTTGATCGAGTACGGCACAAAGAACCGCAAGACTCGCAGCGGTGCCAATCGAGGCATTAGCCCACCGGGCGGAACGCCTGGAATCGAGCCTATGCAGATTGCCTACCGCAACACCATCGGCCAGGTAAACAGCCGACTAGTGCAGAAAACGCCAAGCGTAATCAAAAGCGTCTACAAAAAACTCGAGAAGTTTAAGGCAAAGTGATGCTGAAAACGCCCGAAATGGTGCTGCACAACGCGATCACGAGTGATGCGTCAATCACAAGCCACGTTGGATACCGCGTCTACCCACACCTTGCCCCGGCTGTAGACGATCTGCCGTTTATTTCGTGGCGACGCGTGGCGATTCGCCGAGAGCAAACGCTGGCATTTCCTATGGGCGTGCCAACTGTGCAGCTTGAGTACCTGATTTTTGCCGAATCGTATTTGGAATCTCGCCAAATCGCTGACGCTATGCGTGCTGTTCTGGATGGGTTCACCGGCAGTTTCGACAATACAACGGTGCGGCACACGATGCTAGACGCCGAAGAGGATCAAGTGATTTCCCTTGATGGCTCAGAAGTTCCTAACGCATACGCAGTGTCGCAGACCTACGAAATAATGTGGCAGGAGACATAGCACATGGCGACCACGCCTCATGATGGGCCAACAAAGACCTTTGTGGTTTTTTCTGGCGCGACCTATACCGTCACGAATGTGACTATCAACTATTCCGATGTCAGCGGTGCAACCGACCGGATCGACGTGAGCCACCTGGGCCAGACGACCGGCGAAAACATGCTGACGCAGGCTCGGCCGCTCAAGGGTTCCGCGACCGGTGAGACAGGCAAGGAAGTCAGCTTCGACTACATCGGCACGTCGCAGCTCGTCGGTGGCTCAAGCGGCTCGTTTACCGTCGGCAGCTTCGTCACTGGCGCAACCGCCACGATTGTCAGCTCGAGCGTGACGTTTGCCATGAACGACGTTGTGCGAGGCAGTGCTACGGTGCGAGTCACCGCGTGAGGTGACAAGTGGCAACGTACTCAACTGACATCTCTGTCACATGGAACGGCACGCCGTTCGTTGAAGTGCAGGAGCTGGCGTACAACTACGGCGGCAGCCGCCAGGGCCGTGCCGTCGCGTGGACTGCCGAACAAGGCCAAGTCACGCGTTACGTGCCTTGGCACAGCAAACACAAACATTAGCAACTTCGGCACGCGTGCACAGTTGGTTGTCAGCGGCGGCGGTGCGGGCTTGACAACGTATGCAATATGGGAGTCGGTGGCTGTAGCACCAACACGGAACGGCGTTACCAGTTACACCGTCACTTTCCGCATCACGGACGACGTATAAATGGCACTTAGCAAAGAACAGATTCTTTCAGCCGACGACATGGGCCTTTTGGAGGTAGCCGTGCCCGAATGGGGCGGCAGCGTCTTTGTTCGCGTGATGACCGTTGGCGAGCGTGACAGCTACGAAAACGAGTGGATGGTCAACAAAGATAGGGGCGTTGCCAACTTCCGCAGCAAGTTCCTGCAGCGTGTGTTGTGCGACGAAAAAGGCGAGCTGCTTTTCACGCCGACGGAGGTGGACAAGCTGGCCAAGAAGTCGGCACGCGTGATCACACGCGTGTGGGAAGCGGCCATGAAGCACAACTCGCTGACCGACGACGACGTTGAGGAACTCGCAAAAAACTGAACCTGCGGCCATCGAGACTCTTTCTGTTTCGGCTGGCCGCAACTCTCGGCATGACGGTGCGGCAACTATGCGACACGATGGACAGCCGAGAGCTGAGCGAGTGGATGGCGGTGCACCGATACTACATGCCGCTGCCGGATTCATGGCATCAGACCGGCGTGCTGGCGTCGGCAGCTCTCGCACCATACAGCGGCAAAGGACGGCCGCCAAAGCCGGAAGACTTTGTGCCGCTGCAGCAGCCACCACGGCACCAGCTGCAGGACGAGGCAGCGTTGGCAGAACTCTCACGGCAGCTGCGAGGTGAGTGATGGCAACAGGCCCAGGACTTGCGATGAAGATGACGGCCGATACGGTCGGAATAAGTCGCGGCGTCACTCGCACTGAAAAGCTTCTAGGTGAACTGACTAAGAGCACGCGACAGGCAACGTCTGCGATGCGTGGCCTTGTGGCCATCGAGGTTGGCAAGCTGCTGGCCGGCGGCTTAAAGTCAGCGGCAAACGCTATTGGCGGATTTGTCTCAAGCGTAAGAACGACAGCCGGGGAGATTGGCAAGCTTGCTCAAGTCTCCAACGCATCAGTCAACGAGTTCCAACGCATCGCGTTCGCGGCACAGACGGTCGGCATCGAACAAGACAAGATGGCCGACATTCTTAAAGACGTTAACGACCGCGTCGGTGACTTCATCCAAACGGGCGGCGGCCCGATGGCAGACTTTTTTGAAAACATTGCACCAAAGGTAGGTGTAACCGCAGAGCAGTTTGCAAGGTTGTCTGGACCCGAAGCGTTGCAGTTGTACGTTGACAGTCTTGAAAAGGCCGGTCTGTCTCAGCAAGAAATGACGTTCTTCCTGGAGGCTATGGCCAGCGACACAACTGCCTTGATACCGCTGCTGCAAAAAGGCGGTGCTGCGATGAACGTTTTGGCAGATAGAGCGGAACGTCTCGGCGTCGTTTTATCTGAGGACCAGACTGCCGCCATTAAGCAGATGAACAGTGCCCTGTCGCAAGTGCAGGCGACCTTTGAAGGAATCATCGGACAAGTCACGGCAAACCTTGCACCAGCTGTCACGCAGATGACAGAACAGTTTCTATCGTTTGTCGCTGAGTTTGATAGGTTTGGTGGTGGCGGAACCGGGATTGCCAACGCCATTACGGATGGCCTGCTAAAGTTTGGCGTTGTTCTGTCACAGATCTTCGATAAAGCAATTGCTGGCTTCAACAGCTTTGCCGACAACCTTGACGACAATGTTGCTTCGTTTTCTTCTGCTATCAACATTTTCAGCAGCATCACAAACGCACTTAAAAGTTGTGTTTCTGTCGTTTCAGAACTTAGGCTTATTTCTTCGCAGAGTTGCTGCAAATATCACAAAGCGTGTTTGGCGGTGATGGCGAATCTATTGCAGACATTGCAGAACGCCAAGCACAGACGCGGGCGCAGATAGATGCGGCACTTGCTGGCATAGGTGGTTGCCGGTGAGCGCGTTCTTGAAGGCGGCGGACTTCGTGCAGAAGGAGAAGACGCAGGCCCGATTGAACAGGTTGTCTTAGACCTAATAGAACGCCGGCAAAAGGCTTTGGCAGAAGGTGTTGGCGAAGCGGTTGAGCAATCAGAAAATATCTTTGCAACTGCAGCCGCAACACAAATCAAAAGTTTCACGAACAAAGCCGTATCTGCGACCAAAACACTTTTTGGCGACATCTCTGATAACGTGCAAAAAGCGTTTGAGGAAACACGCAAACGCAATGAGGCAATCGCTGATCTCAATAAGCGGTACGCGGAAGAATCAGAGCAAATCGAACAAGAGCGTGTTGATGCTTTGATCCGCACTACAAACCAAGCCCTCGAAGTCGCCGACATTCGGCAGCGGCGGTATTGGTCAGTTCATTTCCTTGGCTGTAGGCCGGGAAAGATCCCGCGATTGCTGAGGCCAGAAAGCAAAGCAGTCGCCTTCAAGAAATACGCGACGAGATTCGCAAGCTTGGCGGAACAGTTGAAATCGTAGGAGCCGCGTAAATGGCTGTGCTGTCTGCACGCGAACTTGCTCGGTCTTTTCAGCATCGCTTTGGCGAGGCACCGACTGCACAGCTGCGGTATGCCTTAACGCTTAGCGATCCTGCAACTACGCAGCAAGAGATGATTAACTATGTCGGCATTTTCCACGGCTCGTTTCATCCTGAGTACACATACCTGCGGTGCATTGAGGGAGCAATTACTGAGAATGATCCCGATATGTGGCACGCTACGATCCTTTACAGCTACGCCGTTCCAGAGCGTGGGAACGTAGAGTTTGAGCCAAACCCGCTGGCCAGGCCAGACGTGTGGTCGTTTACCACCGGCGGTGCTCAGGTGCCAGCGTTGACCTACTACGAAGGTGCTGGCAACGGTGACGTGCGACCGCTGACAAACTCTGCTGGAGATTACTTTGAGGGGTTGCTGGCAACAGAAGCAGAAGTTCGAGCAAGCATCTCTGGCAACCGTCCGACGTTCCCGCTTGCTACGGCTGCAGCAGTAACCAACGCAATCAATGCTAGCCCCTACTTAGGCGGTGCTGCCTTTACTTGGCAATGCTCTGGCATCGCTGCACAGCAAGCGACTGAGGTGGTCAACGACATCGAAATCAACTACTGGCAGGTCAGCGTTGAACTTGTGTACCGGCAAACAGGCTGGCCACTACTTCTGCCGGATATTGGGTTTCACTATTTAACCGGTGGCGACCCCCGCCAAGGCCATTTGCTATGTACGCGACGACGCACCAGCATCGCCGACAAAAGGCCAAGACATACCAGCAGCTACGCCGCAGCCGCTCGGCACTGACGGTTCGCTGCTTTACACCGGCGGCTCAAGTGGACCGCCAAACATTCTCACAAGACGCATAAACCCGGTTGTCGACTTTTCAAGCTACTTCGGCACCCCGCCATTCTGAGGACAAGAAATGCCAGACGTTCAATACACCATCAATGGCCAGATCGCCAAGGGATCGCTCTCGCAATCATTCGCCGCAACAGGCGTAACAGCCAACATGGCCACAGCCGGCGTCGCGTCGGTGACGCTCGAGCTGGGCACGACCACCAGCAGCGTCAGCACAGCCAATCTCGGTGCCGTTGGCGTTTGCTTTGCTCGCTCTTTGGCCACAGCTGAGACGCACACCGTGTCATTTGGCCGCGTGGTGAGCAACACGCTGCACGAGACGGTGCGGCTTAAGGCCGGCGAGGCCGCCGTCATGCGGCTGGCACCCGGTGACTATGCCGCCAAGTCTGCAGTTGAAGGCAGCCGCCTTGGTGCTGACGATCTACGAGGACTGACATGGCTGGTGCGAACAAGCCCGACGGCCGGAGCAACACGCAGCGAGTGTCTTTCACCCGCCGTGATGCCGACCGCATTGGGCGTGTTGTCCGCACCGTCGAGGCAGGTGACAAGAAGGGCAACGCGCTGACGTTTCGTCGTCCTGCCGTCTCGTCTGCTGGCGGTGTGTTTCGTATTGCGACGCACGGCTCTGCAGCGTGGAACAAAGACAGCACACAAACCGTCACATTCGTGACGACAACCTCGACGCCAAACACAACCACCGCAGTAAACCTTTTCGCAGACCTTGCCAGCGGAGCTACTGGCCGCTCGGTTGCCATCGCCCGTGACGGAACTGCTTGGTACCTCATTGCAGCGGAGTGCGACTGATGTTCCTGCCTTGTCGACCGTGCTGCGAAATATGCCTTTCCGGCTGCCCAGCTAAAACAAACACGCTACGTATTACCGTGGCTGCGAGTGACTACGAGTTTACAATTCTTGTAGACGAAGGGTACAGCTCGCCATATACCAGGAAAACGCTCAAGTTTTTGTGGCCCGGATCTGCCTGGAGTGGCACTTTTGACCTAACGTCAAGCAACGGCATTACTTACAGAAACATTGTTGGACAATGCAGTGTTTCTCGATTTGATGCTCGCATTGGAGGCGTCGACGATTCGTGCCGAATGGAAGTCATAGCATTCTTACCAATGAACATTACTGCAGGTGGGAGTTCTGCCGGGTGTTCTGCTTATACGTATTTATGCCAAAACGATCAACCGGCAGGGCAAGCGACAAACCCTTATCTTCCAGAGAAGTTGTTTTGCGGCAGTGCTTATGGCGGAAAGGATATGGCTTCATGTTTCAGTCTCAACGCATCAGACTGGTCTCAAATAGTAAATATTGCCGCTGCTGCTGACGCGTACGCGGACAGCGGCACGCAAAGTTATTTGTACAGCGGTGGCACAAGTATTTTGTTTGGCACATACTTGGGGCTTTCACGTTTTCCGGTCGGTTCGTATACGGAGACTGGAGATGCAACGCTCACAATTACAGATGCAACGTTTGTATAGCAACTGCACCTTTTCTAAAAGCAGTAGGTGCACGGTTTGTCGAGTCAAGACATCAAACATAAATGCAAAACGTAACTGCAGTGGCCCACCTGGCCTTGGCGATTGGATCGCTCTTGCCCTTGATGCAGCAGGAATCACAAAGCAGCGTGTTAAAAAAGTTATTGGCGGATGCGGTTGTCAGAAACGCC